AGAGAAATAGCTTCAAGAATGATTACGGCACATTATATTAAGTGTACTGGAATGTCAGAGAAGAAGATTCGTGAGGTTCTTCTTCCGCCACATGATGTTTGGTTAACTGCCACTGAAGCAAAGAAGTATGGAATTTGCGATATGGTTAAGAATTTGGGGTGAATAAAATGAAAACTTTTATTGTTTATACGCGGGATGATTGTGGGTGGTGTGTTCTTGCTAAAACCCTTTTAAATAAACAAGGAATTGTTTTTACAGAACTTAATGTGGGGAAGGATGTTTCAAGAGATGTTTTTTTGGAATTTGTTGATGATCATAGTATGAAACCTACGGTTCCAAAGATAGTTGTTGATGGCCGATTGATTGGGGGATACGAGGATCACATCATATACCGATACGGGTTCTTATATTTTGAATGCATTGCTTTCTGGTTCTATTTACAAGGGACTACCGGGCAACAAGATAACTGCACTTGCAGGCGAGACTGCAACAGGCAAGACCTTTTTTCTTTTAGGAATTGTTCGCCAGTTTCTTAATGACAATCCAACGGGAGGTGTGATTTTCTTTGAGAGTGAATCTGCAATTACCAGCACAATGCTTGATGAGCGGGGAATTGACAGTGAGCGTGTAACGATGTTTCCGGTTTCTACAGTTGAAGAGTTTCGTACACAGGCAATGACTATCCTCAAAAGAGTTGAAGAGACTCCAGAGGGAGATCGACACCCTCTTCTATTTTGTCTAGACAGTCTTGGGCAATTGTCTACAACCAAGGAAGTTGCAGATGTGACCGCTGGATCTGATAAGAGGGACATGACTCGCGCTCCTATGATTAAGGGTGCGTTTCGTGTATTGACCATTGCATTGGGTAGGTTGGGTATTCCGATGATTGTTACCAATCATACTTACGATAGCATTGGTAGCATGTATCCGACAAAGGAACTTGCTGGTGGTAGTGGTCTAAAGTATTCGGCAGATTCTATTGTTTTTCTTTCCAAGCGAAAGGAGAAGGTTGGAACAGAGGTAGTTGGAAATGTGATTCATTGTCGCAATTACAAGTCTCGGTTGACCAAGGAAAATAAAATTGTTGATGTTGTCCTTCGGTATGATACCGGCCTTGATCGGCATTATGGATTGATTGATCTTGCCGTAAAGCATGAGATTTTTAAGAAGGTATCTAACCAGATTGAATTGCCGGATGGAAACAAGCACTTTGCAAGTCATATTATAAAAAATGCAGATAAGATTTTTACAAAAGAACTTCTGGATAGGATTAATGAAGCCTGTCAAAAAGAATTTTTATATGGTTCTACACTAGAACGGGAGGTGGGTGATGTGGGAGAAGGAAGAAAATATTAAAGAATACTATTGTTTGGTTGCAGATCCAGATGATGACAAAGAGGGTGCAGTAGAAATTACAGGCGGGCCTTTTACTGGAATGGTTTATAAGTATGGTGATTTTAAATTAAAAAAACCAGAGAGTGAAGATGTGCAACCAACTGTAGAATATCATTTTGAGGTAATTCATATTCCAGAAGAAATTCGCGATGTGGAATATCCCGATGAGATGAAGGAAAGTTTTGACCGACTATTGGTTAATATTTTGATGGATCTTGTGCAGGATCAAGTAGCAGAAGAAGTGAGGGTTGATTATGACAGTGCGGACGGAGAAGGTGATATTGACGAGTCTTTTGAAAGACGAGTCTTTTACAAAATCGGTAATCCCGTTTCTGAGGAGTGAATATTTTCATGACAAGGTAGATCGAGTTGTTTTTAATTCTATTGTTGATTATGTAAACAAGTATAATAGCAACCCCACAGCCGACGCATTGATTATTGAGATTAATGAGCAAGTTAATATCGGAAAGGATTATGATTCTGTTGTTGATTTGATTAACGAGATCAACAAGGCAGATTCTGATCATGATGAAAGGTGGTTGATTGATACGACAGAAAAATTCTGTCAGGACAAGGCAATCTATAATTCAATCATGGAGTCGATTGAAATTCTTGATGGAAAGACTAAGAAGGATAAGGGGTCTATTCCGGGTCTTTTGACGGAAGCACTTTCGGTTTCTTTTGACTCTCATGTTGGTCATGACTATATTGAGGATTCTGATGAGCGGTTTGCTTATTATAATCGAAAAGAGGAACATATTCCTTTTGACTTGACGTTGCTGAATGACATTACTGATGGCGGGTTGATCAATAAGACATTGAATGTTTTGATGGCGGCTCCGGGTGCAGGAAAGACTTTGGCAATGTGTCATATGGCAGCGAGTGCCATGACAACTGGTCACAATGTTCTTTACATTACTCTGGAAATGGCCGAGGAAAAAATCTCTGAGAGAATTGATGCGAATCTAATGAATGTGTCAATGGCAGATTTGAAGAATTTGCCGAAGCAGATTTATGATAAGAAGATTGAAGATATTCGTCATAAGTCAACGGGTAAGTTGATTGTTAAAGAGTATCCAACAGTGCAGGCTGGAGCAGGGCACTTTCGTCATTTGGCGAAGGAGCTTGCGATGAAACGAAAGTTTGTTCCTGATATAATCTTTATTGATTATATCAATCTTTGTAAATCTATGGTATACAGTGGGGCGAATGTAAATAGTTATGAAAAAATTAAGAGTATTGCAGAAGAACTTCGCGGACTGGCAGTGGAACTTGTTGTACCCATCGTTACTGCGACTCAGATCAATCGTTCTGGATCGGCTAGTAGTGACGTTTCAATGGAAAACGTGGCAGAGAGTTTTGGGCTTCCTGCGACAGCGGATCTTTTTCTTGCATTGATTCGTACCGATGAATTGGATGAGTTGAATCAGATTATGATCAAGCAACTGAAGAATCGTTATTCTGATATGACAAAAAATCGTCGCTTTGTCATTGGTGTAGATCGTTCAAAAATGAGGTTGTTTGATTGTGAGGACGATGCACAGGATGATTTGATGCAGGATGACGGTCTTTCTGCTTCCCCTGGGAGAAATAGTCGAGAGGGCGGATTCGCGGATTTCATTGTGAACTAAATACAACATAGTGTTTTTGATCAAATACACGTTATAAGGAGATGAATTATGGGTTTTTTTACTAGTGCAAATATCAGTGCGATTCTTGAGATTATTATTCAGATTGTTGGCGCAGCCAGTTTAGTTGCTACGATGACACCTAACTCGGCTGACAATAAGGCAGTTGATTTTATTCTCAATATTATCAACATGCTTGGTGCAAATGTCGGTAAGGCTACTAACGACCCCGGCGTTTGATTAATACAATTGAATAACTGAATAAACCCAGAGTTTAGGTCATATGACCCAGACTCTGGGTTTTTATTATAAGGAAACCATTGCCTCTTATAAATATATAGTATTATCTTAGGGAGAGTGGTAATGGCAAAGGCAAAAATGATTCCAAAGCCAACAGACCAAAGCAAGGAGAAAACAAAGCCTTCAAGCGATGCTAGAGGTAAAGTGAATGAAATTTTACTTGGATACCATTTGAAACCTCCTGCGGGAAATAATCCATTTTCTAATTTTAATAATAAAGCTGCTAATCCAAAATTAGAATTTGATAAAAATGCAAAATTACTGCCTATGGAGTTTTATAAACATGAAGATGAAAAGGCAAGATTACAAGCTGCGGCGTTTAGGAACTGGGCTGTCAAGAATGGATATGCAACGAGCGCCAATCCGTCTGCCATTGAGAACCAAGGTATATACTGGACAGCGGGAAAAGGACAAATAGCAAAGGCAATGGGTCTTTCTACAGATGCAATTCCCTCTTCGGGAGTTGGGAGAAATCCAACAGATGTTTTAGTTAAATTTAAAGGCGGTCATGGCCATTCATTTTTAGGAAATTCTGCAAAATCTACAGGGGCTGCCGAGAAAGATGTGCCTTTCTATAATTTCGGTCTTGGAGATTTAGAGAAAAAATTTGGTAAAGGATATTTTAAGGTGGTGGAAAACGGCGAAGCCGCTATGATAAAGAAAGTTGGGGGTCTTCTTCCAAAAGACTGGAATCGTATGTCTCAGGCACAAAAGGAGGACTGGTATAGAGTCCTTGAAAAAACTCGCAAAGGCTCGGGCCGAACAGCGGAAGCCGCTCAAGCACTCAAGGATGAAATGTATGACATTGGACTTAAAACAATTGCAGGGTGTAGAGATAGACTTATGAAGGATTTGATTCACGGTGATTGGACCACAGTATGTCTTTGGTTGGAGGATTTTGTTAGTGCATCATATCTGGGCCCGCAATATATAAAAGTTACTGGTCGCGGAATGAGCCCATACAGTGTAGCATTAGAAGTTCCAGAAAAAAGTAAAAAAGTAATGGCGGTTAGAAAAGATTATGTTGAACTGCTAGAGATGGGACAAGTAGCAATTTCAGTATATGATAAGGATACGGCAGTTAATGTTTTTAATATTAGATTTAAATGGGCAAGTCGTCCATTTTCTAGTTCCATGAAGGGTTCAGGAGATTCTACAGGAAAAGCAGAGTCATATATCATGCAAACTATTTCAGATAATCCACAAGTTTCAAAAGTTAAAGGGACATCACCTAACAAAATGAAACATAAGTCATCCTGTGGATAAAAATAAATAATA